ATTTCCTGGTCAGTCTTGGCTTTGAACTGGATGAGGCGGGGGAGAAGAAATTCTCCGCTGTGGTCGCTGGCGTCACGGCCAATGTGCTGAAGATGGGCGCAGTGGTCGAAGGGGCGGCGCTGGCCGTTGTTGGCTTTACGACCAAAATTGCCAATGGGTTGGATAAGTTTTACTTCGCTTCTCAGCGTACTGGTGCATCGGTGGCGGGCATCAAGGCGCTGGGTTACGCCGCCTCGCAACTGGGTGTAGATGCTGCCTCTGCGCAAGGTTCACTGGAAAGCCTTGCCAGATTTATTCGCAACAGTCCGGGTGCTGAGGGTTTCCTTAATCGGCTTGGCATTCAGACTCGCAGCGCGAACGGCAGTATGCGCGACACATCAGCCATCTTTACCGGACTCAGTGCAAAACTGAGCAGCATGCCGTATTACCGTGCTAACCAATACGCGCAGATGCTGGGTATTGATGAAAATACACTAATGGCAATGCGTAAGGGGCTGGGGGGCTTTACTGCTGATTACCGTAGTATGTTGAAAGCTACCGGATTCGATTCCGATAAGGCCGCAGTTCAGTCCAATAAATTCATGACATCCATGAGGGGATTGACATCTCTGCTTGGTATGGCCCGTGACAAGATTGGTGCTGATCTGGCGGGTGGTTTAAGTGGCTCAATAGATACTCTCCGTAAACGTATCATTGATAATTTCCCCAAAATTGAGGGAATGATCACACGTGTTATCAAGGCGATACTTTGGTTGTCCGAAGTGTTTGGACGGATGGCTTACAGGGCATATCAAGCCGTTGACCAGGTTATACAGTGGTGGAAGGGGCTAGATAATGAATCCAAGAAGCTGCTTGGTACGGTAGGGGCGATTATCGTCGCCTGGCGAATGCTGAATAGCGCTTTCCTGATGTCGCCGATAGGTTTGATTACCGCATTAGTCATTGGTCTTGGTCTGTTGTATGACGACTACATGACATGGAAAGAGGGCGGTAATAGCCTCATCGACTGGGCCAAGTGGGAGCCGGACATCAAAAAGGCGAAAGAGGCCATTTTGTGGGTTCGCGATAAAATCCTTGAACTGAAGGACGCAGTGGGTGGTTGGCAAAATGTATTTATTGCCATTGCTGCTTATGTTGCTGGTGCCTGGGTTGTGAAGATGTTGGCGGGTTTTGCCGCTGTATCTGCCAAACTTGCGCCACTAATAGCAAGTCTGACACCGGTGCTTGGATTGGTGGCTTATGGTGGTTATCTGTATACGGACAAAGATAACATAGTGGCCAGCGCAGAATCATCATGGGATTACCATATAAGGCAAGGCAAGAGAGGGATCGGTAATGATATTAAAAATTTCCTCGGAATAGATAACCCATGGGCAAGCAAGAACGAAGGTGATGCTTCACTTAATCCGTTATCTAACCCATCAGGGCCAAGGCCAACTAAAGGCGGGGCTGCTCTTTTAGGCTGGTTGCAACCCACCCTCACAAGGCTGGAAGCGTTAAATAATCTACCGGCAGGTTTATTGCGAAGTGTGGCAATAACGGAGTCTGGGGGTAATCAGTTCGCTATCTCTGGTGCAGGAGCTAAGGGGTTATTCCAGTTTATGGACCCTACAGCAAAAGATATGGGGCTTAAGGGTAATGATGTTTTCGACCCAGAGAAATCAGCCGCAGCCGCCGCGAAATATCTCAGCATGCTTCTCAAAATGAATGGCGGTGATTTGGATAAGGCGCTGGCATCCTACAACTGGGGGATCGGCAATGTTCAAAAACACGGTTTAGACCTGATGCCACCGGAAACCCGCAACTACATTCCCAAAGTGCGCAGTAATATGCCGGGTGGTGGATTGCAGCAGGAAACAAACATCTACATCACGGGTGTATCTGATCCGGTATCCGCAGGTAATGAAGTCGCCGGCAGGCAGACCAACGTCAATGCAAGGCTCACTCAGCAATTAAGTACACCAACCCGATAGGAGGGTGAATGGATATTCTTTCTGCTCTCTTTCGGCAGCAAACGCGAAAGATTGGGTTGCTGGTACCCAGCGTGATTATCTCTGAAAAGCATCAAGACGCACTGGAGATAACAGAACACCCCGTTGAAGTCGGGGCCGCAGTTAACGATCACGCCTATAAACGTGCCGCTGAGGTAACAATGGAGGTGGGTTTTGCGGGTGGTGGCTCATTACTGGATTTTGTGGATACTTCAACGATAGGCTTGAGCCTAGGTAAAAGCCCGGAGGAGGTTTATCAAGAACTCCGCGATTTACAGGAAAGCAGACAGCCATTCGATGTCATTACCGGTAAGCGAAAGTATAGCAACATGCTGATCCGTGGCATTGAGGTCACAACCGAAAAAACCAGTGAAAACGTGTTGATGTGCGTTCTTACCCTACGTGAAGTCATTATGTCTCAAACTGAGTCGATCAAAGTGGCCGACAAAGAAAACATGCAGGAAGGGGTAAGCACTTCGGCTATGCAAAACACCGGCACCAAAGCACCGGCCCCAGCAAACAATTCACTGCTAAAATCTGGTCTTGATTGGGTAGCGGAGAACTTTAAATGAATGTTCAAGAAATCCCGTTAACGGCCAATAATCAGTTTTTCAATATCGCCCTTGGAGAAATCTCACTTAACTTGCGCCTGGTCTATCGTGATGTTGCGGGCTGGATAATGGACGTGAGAGATAGTGGCGGCGCTGACATGCTTTGCGGCGTTCCGCTGGTGGTCGGTGTTGACCTGATTGAGCAATATCCTGATCTGGGTATCAATGGTGTTTTTGCTGTGCTCAGTGATGATAGCCGGGAGGAATACCCGACAAAAACCAATCTTGGCACCGGTAGCCATTTATATTTTGTGCAGAATACCTAAATCAATCCACGCAATTTAACCCGCCACTGAGCGGGTTTTTTTATGAGGTTTTCATGAGTAAGAATTGGATACGCCACTTTGAATTGATGCTATTGGATAACGAAGGTAAGGGGATTAATTTCACTGATTTTAAAGTGACGTTTAATATTGAGTGGTACAACACTTCATTCCCTCGGGCGGCCATCTTCAAGATTTATAACCTGTCACAAAATACCGTGAACCGGATCACCGGTACCGAGTTTTCAAAGTTAAGATTGATCGCCGGTTATGATGGTCTAACGTCTCCAGACGGGAAAAATGAAGATGCTAACTATGGTGAAATCTTCTCGGGTGATATTCGGTACACGATAACGGGCAGAGATAACCCCACAGATACCTTTATTCTGATTCAGGCTATTGATGGTCATAACGCATTTATTAACGCCACAATAAACCAGACGGTGGCGGCGGGTTATACCGTGGCCGATATTAACAATCTGCTTATGCGTAACCTTGCCCCATTCGGCATCACTCAGGGCATCATGCCGGAAATGCCGCCAACGGTATTCCCACGCGGCAAAACCATGTACGGCATGACGCGGGATTATCTGGATAACGTTGCCAAGCAATGCAAAGCCACCTGGCAGTTTGTGAACGGCAAGGTTGATATGGTACCGAACGATAAGTATGTGCATGAGGCCATTGTACTGAACAGCAATACTGGCTTGATTGGTATGCCACAACAAACCATTGGATCTGGTGTTAACGTTCGTTGCCTGATCAACCCTAACATTCGCTTAAATGGCCTCATTCAACTGAACCAAGAGTCAGTATATCGTGCGACGCTTTCCAGCCGCGATGTTCAGATGTCAGGCGGCAGGCTTGAAGATCAAAAAGATAATGGCAACGTGACCGTAAACGGCCTTGTTAACCCACCGGCCAGCATTGCGACCGATGGAGTGTATATCGTCAGAGGTATTAGCTATACTGGCGATACGCGCGGCAACCCGTTTTATATGGACATGATGTGCGAAGCGCGGGGGGCTAAGGATTTGTATTCATCGACAGCCTTTAGCAGAGCACAAGTACCTTGAACTTAATTAATATAAGAAATTATAAAATGAAACTAAAAACTATTTTCTTACCTTTATTATGCATTGCAATGCTGAATGGATGTGGAGTATTACCTCAAAAGCCCAAAGCAGTAAGTGACAACTGGCAAGGACGTGAAGCCGCAAGATTGGAAGAAAAAAGAAAACAGGATACTGTTGATTATCTTCAAAGGCTTGAGGAAGGCGAGCGCCAAAAAAAGGAATTTAATCTGGAGCATCCAGAGGTGGAAATAACAGGTTTAGGTCAGATGTTTTCAAATACAAAACTGGCCTCTTTACGTGAGCCTTTCGATAGCATGAAATTTTTAACAAGATATCCTGACACCAAAGATATGCAGAAATTATATGTAAAAGTTGGGAATAATGACTTACCGTTAAGTAGGATTCTTATTTCTATAAAAGAACAAGTTATTGAGTGCCAGCGTGTTTCAGCATATTTAGATCATGATATCGAGAGTCAATGCATAAGTCAGTCAGTGCGTGGTTTAACAAATTTCGCGCAAATGATTAATGATCTTGGAACCCCTGCTTTAACGAAAAAGGCAGCACTAGGGGAAGCAACTATAGGTAACGTGATTTATTTTGATCACGCAGCCAGACTAATGAGAATGCATAACAAAATGTGTAATAAGCAAAATGATGATGGATATGTAAACATGGTTACAGTTGCTGTTCCTTGCAAGAATTTTAAAGGTGCTGGCATTAATTAACTTGCATTAATGTATAGCTAAATAAATTCGTTGTTTGATGCTATCGAGTAATTCTCTACTAATAGATGGAGATAGCTTAATTGTGAATAAGTCATTAGACATAACCTTTAACGGCTCCTATATCAGTAAGTTAAGGGTGGTAGTATCACTGCTAAAGATCTGCTTTTTATTGGTATTTAATGAAAAAGCGATTCTGAGTTTAGAGGATTTTAATCCTAAATAATATTAACCCGCCAATGTGCGGGTTTTTTATTGGAGTTTTTCCATGACGGTATCAACAGACTCCCGTTCGGGAGAATTAGCCGAAACACTGCGAACATTACAATCATCAGTGTCGTCTCAATTGCGCGTATCGATGCCGGGGATTGTTCAGTCATTTGATGCTGACAGTGTGACTTGCGACATTCAGATCGGCATTAAAGGCGAGTCAGGTGGGGAATCAACAAACCTCTCGGTGCTGACTAACGTTCCCGTGGTATTCCCGCGCGGTGGTGGTGTCACCATGACATTCCCCATTAAGTCAGGGGATGAGTGCTTATTGGTTTTTGGTGATCGGTGTATTGATTTTTGGCACCAGTCAGGCGACATACAGGAAACCGTTGATGAGCGTCAGCATGATTTATCGGATGCGTTCGCCATCGTTGGCCCCCAGTCGCAGGCAAAGAAAATTAGCGGCATAAGCACCAGCGCCGCGCAGTTCCGTAGTGACGATGGCTCAACCTACTTTGAAATAAATCCGACGACCAGGAAAATTAAAATCGTGGCACCTGGCGGCCTTGAGGTGGTGACGCCTAAGGCTGAATTCTCCGCTGAGGTTCTGGTTAATGGCTTGTTTACATTCCTTGGCGGGCTGGTGGGAAGTGCTGCAGCGGGCGTCTCTGCAAAAATCACCGGTGCTATTGAGTTTATCGGCACCCTGACCTCTAATGGCAAGACGATTGACGATAATCACACCCACAAAGACGTGCAGCCAGGTACCGGCAACTCAGGCAAGGTAAATTGATATGCGCTATCGCAGAGAGGACGAGAACGGCGATTACACATTCGGTCAGGGTGATAACACCTTCCTTATCAACTCACCGGAGGCGGTCGCTCAGGCGG